CGCGCGCCAGCTTGATCACCGTGCCCATGCCCGTGCCCGCCTTGCGGAACGAGCGCCACACCGTCTTCGCATCGGCGGCCTTGTAGCCCTCCCCCGTTGCGCTCCAGGTGTCCCACGCATCGAACCCGTTATTGCCGAACTCCGCCTTGATGCCCATGCCCACCTGCAACCAGGTCTCGCGGTCATCAGCGGGGATGTACTGCAGCAGCTCGGTCAGGTCGGCCAGGGTGAGAGGTACGCGTTCAGACATGTCTGTGCCCTCCCACCATCAAACGCCGGCTCAGGCGGCCAGCTGCGCCTCCCTCATCGCCTGCGCTAAGGCCAACACCCGCGCTCGCTTCGGCGCTTCGAACGCGGTGCAGTTGGTCAGCGCAAGGTCGCCGTCCTCCAGCCGCGATCGGCCATCCCAGTTGTCCACGATTCGCTCGCAGCCCAACGCTTCCCTTAGCGCTGCGGCATTCATGGTCTTGCCCGCGCCCTGCGGCGCTACGATGATGATCAGCTTGTTCATGGATGGCCTCACTGGAGTAAAAAGCATGTTGAAGGGCGAACTGCGTCAAACCCACTTCCCCTATTGCCTCGATCGGATGGAAGACGGCACCTACGTGTTGCTCAACCGCAACTACAAGCCAATCGGGTTCATGACGGGCGAATGGATCAACTACGAAGAACACCCCATAGGCATGAGGCTCCCTGGCCTCACTGAACAACTCGCCGCCGAGCTGGACGCCCGCGGCCGAGCGGCTCTGGACCGCATCTACTTCTACAACGATGGCTGCGTGCCTACCGATGGTTCTGAAAATATGCAGGCTTACTTGGCCCGTCTGGCCAAGCTGATGGCGCTGCGTATCGCGGACTGACGCAGCGCTGGGGTGAGCATCAACCACGCCGCACCCCCGCATTCCGCTTGTCCTCGAACGCCTGGCACTCGGTGCACAGCCGGCACCCCCTCACCGCCTCGCGCCGGGCCAGCGGAATCTCCACGCCGCACTCCTCGCACTCGGCCAGGCTCACGCCCTCGTAACGCACACGGGCGGCAATTGCCGCCTCCCGTTCGTCCATCTCGCGCTGTTGCGCCATCTCGAACGCCCGCTCATCCATGGCACACCTCCCCGGCCGCGACGTGCTCCAGCATCGCCAGCTCCGCACCGGCCACAATGCCCAGCACCTGCCCGATCACTCGGTTCGCGTGGTAACGCAGCGCCTCCACCTCATGCGCCTGCCATACCCGGTCGGCCAGGCCATCGTGCAGGCTCGCCACAAACTCACCCTCGGCATGCAGCAGCGCGGCCAGCGCCCGCAGCGCCTCCGGCGTCGCCGGTACCGGCTGCGGCACATAGGCCACCGCACCGGCCGGGCGCACCAGGGCCGCCAGCAGACGTGGGTCGCGCGTCGTGGCAACGATTTCCTCGATGAACTCAGGGTGAATCGGGCGGTTGCCCGTTGGGTTGACGCGCTTGCTCAGCTCGTCCGGGTCCATGCCAATGGTCAGTGCCACAGCAATTTGCCCGCCCTCGGCATCCCGCGTGGCGCGGTACAGCGCCTGGCGGGTGTTCAGCACCGGGCCTGCGCCCGGCAAAAGGTCACGGCGACTCATAGCGTTAAAGCCCCTGTAACGCCGTAGCCGCAGGCGGGCGGCTGCCCTACACTGCGCCTACAGCTCGCGACCCTCCCGATACGTGCTGTGTCCAGGGTCGCGCGTTGAGGTAGCCGGCTGGTAACCGGTTACCGAACCGTCGAGGCTGGGGTTCTTGCCGTGGTAGGTGGGTCCCCAGTTCTCGACACCTTCTGCAAAGCTGTCATCGCTGACCAGCTTGTCCTGCAACTTCGTTTCCTACTTCGGCCGGCACCGTTCTGCTGGTAAGGCTCCCGGTGCCGGCGACCGCTGGCGTGCTGTGTCCTGCGGCAGTGATTCGGTTATGCGCGGCGTTCACCTTGGCGACGCTCCCCGCGTCTGCGCTCCGCCTGGCGACGGTCAGCGTCGAAGCCGGCGCGACCACCCTTCTCGGCATAGAGTTTCTCCAGCTCCTTACCGATGCAATAACGGAGTTCAGCGCCATTCAGTGCCCGAAAAACGGTCGGCTGAGTAACGCCAATAGCATCAGCGATGCCTTGCTGGGTCATCCCAGCTTCGATAAGTGCTTTCAGCATTTCGGTGATCGAGGGAGTAGTCATGGCAAAGGAATGTATCCGGCTACGCATTGGAAAAGATAATACGCATTGGAATTGCCAGCCGCAATACGCTTTGCATAATTCGTAAGGGAATAATTTCGGCATGGCTATTTCGATCGGCCACATCGCCGCAACGCTGGCGGCAAGACGCGAAAAGCTGGGCTGGAGCGAGACAGAGCTAGCCAAGAGAGCCGGCCTTAACCAATCGACCGTGCACCGCATCCTCAAGGGTGAGTTCCAGAATCCGCAGATCAACTACATTGAGCGCCTCACTCGCGCCCTAGGCCTCGACATGGCCGAGGTGCTGGGCCTGCGCCAGCCCGATCCGCAGTCCCTCGACTCTAGCCTCGGGCCGGGGCCCGCCTTGCTTCAACGCGTACCGCTGATTTCATGGGTACGAGCAGGAGATTTATGCGAGGCGATAGATTTGTTCGAACCCGGGTTCGCCGATGATTGGCTTGACTGTCCGTTCCCCCATAGCCCATCTGCCTACTGCTTGGAAGTTCGAGGCCTAAGCATGTCGCCGGAGTACCGAACCGGGGAGATCCTGCTGGTCGAGCCAGAACTGGCCGCCATGCACAACGATGACGTTGTGGTCAGGACACCGGATGGCCAGGTGACGTTCAAGCGCCTGCAGATAACTGAGGACGGCACTTATCTGCTCGCGTTGAACCCGGAGTTTCCTAACCGCATCCTCCACATGCCGGCCGACACAGCCATCTGCGGCGTAGTAACTGGCTCTTGGATCAAAAGAAAACGGCGATAAGAAGCGACCAGCCCTCATTAAAAATGAGGGCTGGTTTAGGCTTCAGCCACCACTGCAGGGATAGCTGATGCCAGTTCGGATAACAGCTGAAGAAATCATTCGCCAGAGCGAGCAAGGGGTTTCAGTGCGCCCCTTCCTTATACGAGCTGATGATGGGTGCAACTACTTTGTAAAAGGGCTGAAGCGTGCAGGCGGACCCGGCCTGATCTCCGAAGTCTTAGCAGCCGAAATCGGCGCCCACCTGGGGCTGGCTATACCGCCCTGGCGGATTATGGATATTCCGCAAGCGCTGATCGACTTCAGCGCGATCCCCAACGTAACCGATCTGAACGGCGGTCCGGCGTTTGCGTCCCAACAAGTGCTGAACGCAAGCGAGCTCACCTGGGCTGGCGTATCAAAGCTGCCGATCGAGCTTCGACGGCGAGTCCTGATTTTTGATTGGCTAATACAGAATGGCGACCGCTGTCTTGGTGAGCACGGAGGGAACGTGAATTTGCTGCTTGACCACGAAGGCGCGCTCACCGTGATCGATCACAACGCGGCATTCGAGCGCCAACTGTCGCACCGAGAGTTCTGTGAATTCCACGTTTTCCGCGACCTAATCGGCTCTGAACAGGATGAACTACTCGCCCGCCTAAATTACGTTCCGCAGCTTGACGAGGCGCTGGCAGACTGGGGTAGGATCGCCGCCCTCCTACCGGACGAATGGCTGTATCGTGATCAGGACCACGTGGATGAAACTGAACCCACGTTGGCAGAACGTCGCGCGGTGTTGGAAAGGTACAGGGAAGAGCGCTTCTGGGGGCAGCTATGAAATTCGTATGCAACTATTCCATCCTGCGCTTCTTGCCGTACCCAGAAACCGGCGAATTCGTGAATATTGGTATCGTTTTGATCGCCAATTCGGGCGAGCTTCGCTTTAAGATCATGAACAAGCGCCAGCGAGTCACGCAGTTCTTCACGACACTAGATGCCTCAGTCTATTTGCGTGCCCGGCGAGAAATTCAGATAGAGCTAGCCCGTCTAGCAGCGTGCTTCCCCGGCGACGGAATCAACCTACCGTTGCTGAAGAACACATTCCTGCATCTTGTGCATCCGCGTGAAACGATGATGCGCTTCAGCGAACCTGGCACGGTCATGAGCGACCACCTAGGTAACACCCTCGACACGCTGTTCGATCATTACGTCAACCATAGCTTCGCCAACAAGGAATACCACGAGAAGCATCTGGAGCGGCAACTGGGAAGCCTTTTAGCGACGTTCAATCTAAAGCAGCGCTACGTCACTGATCGTAGGCTCGGAGATAGCACCTACAACGTGCGTTTTCCCTTTGTCCTCTTTCAGGAAGACCATGCAGTCCAGGCCATCAAGCCCCTATATCTGGGCCAGTCCGAACCGTCGAAAATTTACGAGCATGGCGACGGGTGGCTGATGAAGGTGAAGCGATTGGCTCGCGGTAAGCAGCTTCCCAGCGACACGCTTTTTTTGGCAGAACCGCCAGCGGGCTCTTCTGCAAAGCTGTTGCAGGCCTATAACGAAGTGACAACCGAACTGGCGGACCTAGAAGGTGTGCGAGTCGTAAATAACCAGGCCCCAGAGCGAGAGATTCTCAGCTCCATTGAACACGGACTACCCAGCGTTCATTGATCACCCACCCCGCTCCGGCGGGGTTTTTTCTAGCTCCCAAAATGCGCTCGGTCGATACATCCAACCCGGGCAAGCATATTTATCCCAACGCGTATTGACCAAAGCAATTCGTTAACGGATTATTGTCACGTACCCCCTTACCACGGGAACGCGACAATGGACACAGCACAACACCGCAGCACCCGCTGCCCGGTCTACCTGCACCCGGCAGCGGCAACCAACCCCACCACCATCGCCAGCATCCAGCGCGCCACCGGCCAGCTGTGCGTGCTCATTGGCGGTCGCCCGCAGCTCAAGCGCCACACCCTGCCCGCCTTCGAGGACTTCGGCCCGTTCGGGGGTGCAGCATGAGCGTCTTCGCCCTCACCAAAGGCAGCGAAGCGGCACTCGGCATGCTCGCCCGCCAAACCGGCAGCGAAACCCTGCTGCTCACCCAGCCCGCGCGTGAACTGCGCGCCTCGATCAACATCGAGCGCCTGCCGGCGGTAGACGCGGCGGCAGGCTTCAAGCTCGAGGCCGAGCTGTTCCTGCGCGACCAACGCCACAGCATGACCCTGCAGCACGACGACGGCGCCAACGCCCAGCACCTGGCTGACTGGGTCGAGGCCGTGGCCAACGGCACGCTGGATACTGCGCAGGCGATTCCCCAGCGCCAATCCGTGCTGCTGCCCTGCTGCCGGTGCGAAGGCGTGGCAATCGCTTATAGCTACCTGG